GATGAGTAATGCAAAACAAGTTAAAGCTGTTGACCCATTAGTAAATGGTCTACCAGGTGTAGGCACATTTAAATCGGGCGACGGTAAAGCTTTATTTGCAACTGACCACCCTACAGTAGCAGGTTCTTTCAAGAACACGTTAACTGTGCAAGCTGACCTTAACGAAACTTCATTAGAGCAGTCATTAATTGACATCGCTAAAATGACAGATGAGAGAGGTTTAAGAATTGCAGCTAGAGGAGTGAAGATGATTGTCCCATCGGAAAATCAATTCACAGCTGAGAGATTGATGAAATCTCAAGGTAGAACTGGAACAGCTGACAATGATATTAACGCAATCGTTTCTATGGGAATGGTTCCTCAAGGATACAGAGTGAACAATTACCTAACAGATACTGATT